GTTTTCTCTCGTTAGCGTTTCGTGTTCGCCTTTCGCGCGCTCCTTACTCCGTCGCTGCGAGATAGTTTTCCAGCTCCTGCAGCTTTTGATAGAGTGTTTCAAAATTCTGATTCAGATTGCTCTCGTTTTGCGCAACGGCGATGTCAAAGTCTTCTTTTGATACGCCCTCCCCGGCTTTTCGTGCAAAATATACCGGAAAGAGCGCCTGAATGCCCGTCTTTTCGTATGCCATGTTTCACACTCCATCCCTACAGCACGCGCCGCTGAATGTCCAAAATCAGCTCGACGCCGCCGTCAATCGTGAAATGCGATCCGTTGACGTTACGGAACACAAGCTGAAACGCCCGCCCGTCTCCGTTGAGGCCGAGTTCGAGAATCCGCTCACTCTCGCCGGGCATGAGCCGCTCGTTGTACACGGTACCGCTTTCGGTCACGGCCTCCACCGAGAGGATGCCGCCGCTGCCGCGCAGGTACAGCTCCTCCAGCCGTTTGTTGACGGCCTTGCTGTCGAGGTCGGTCATCGGCGTTTTCCAGTAGGCATCGATGCGCGCGCCATCGTAGGTTTCTCCCTCCTCAAAGCGGCAGACAAAACCGTTTCCATCCAGAAGATACAGCGTGCCGCCCGCGGCGAAAAGCCCGCGCGCCTGAAAACCGCGCCTTAGCATATAGGTGCCGCGCGCAAGGTCGTAGATCAATACAGCCTCGTTTGCCCCTTCATGCGCCGTCTCGCGAAACGCGAAGTAGAGCCGGTCTCCCCGCGCGGCAGCCATGCACTCGGTTAGATCCGCGTGTTGCAGCAGCAGGCGCACCTTGTCCGCGTCCGCCTTTCTTTGCACCGTCTGCCCGTCGAAATAATACATGCCGTCAGACGTTAGAAAATAGAGCACGTCACCGACGCGCACGCAGGCCGTATGCACGGGCTGCTGCATGGTGCCGTTGACCGGCTGAATGCGGAAATTGCCCGGCCGGTCACCCAGCAGGCGATAGAGCGAGTCCCGCTTGAAGATCAGCAGTTGATTGCTCAGCGCAAACAATCCCGTGATGGGATCGGACCCGACACCGATTTCCACGAACCCGCCGCCAACGTTTTCGCTCTCCTCCGCGCTTGCCCAGTTTTCGATCGAGCGTGTGTCGCCCGGCGCCTGGCTGTAGTACAGGCGGCTGGGGTTTCTGCTATCCCCCGCCGCAAACAGGCGCGCATAATAAAACGCAACGAAGTTGATCGCGATATCGCTGAGCCCTTCTTCGCTGCCAAAAGGCTCCGCAGTTTCGCTCTCTCCGTCCCATTTCGCCATGCGCGCCATTCCGGAAGCGATGAGCAAATATTCCGTGCTCGCGATCTTCACGGGCAGAAAGTCATACTGCGTGGCGGTTGCGGTCACGCCGAAGTCATAGATCGCTCTCCATGTCCCCGCGTTCTCGTCGAGCACGAAGAGCTCGCGCTCGGTTGCGACAAGCAGCTTTCGCTCGCTCGCGCGCCGCCAAACGTAGAGCCGCCGCGCATCTACCGGTGTGGGAAACGCAAGCCCGCTCTCACGCGCATAGCCTTTTGCCACGCTGAGCCTCCCGCCTTGTGTCTCCATGTTGCAGGCATCCGGGCTTTCGCCGTCGTTCAGGCGGTTTTCCGTCACGTTTTGCGCCATTCCGTAAAACACCGGAATGTGGTATTGCCGCAGCGCCATGTGTCTTCCTCCTTTCTAGCGATGTTCAATCGCATATGCGTCCATCTCTCCGCGGTGCGCCCGCATCATCCGCTTTGCTGCGTTATAGAGTTCAAAGCAGGCGCGCGCGGATGCGATGCTGCCCGCATCGCCGCTGGCGCGTTCGCGCCCAACCGCATAGCCGATCATCGCACCGTGGCTCCATTCCGGCAAGTCCGGAACATCGGTGTCCACCTTCAGCGGCGTGGGCATATAGCGATAGGTGACGCGCACCTCGCCGTCGCTGACGGCGGGCACGCGCAAGAGCTCTGTGCCTGCCCCGTAGTAAAACGGCAGCCGCGTGTCCGCGCGAGAGAGTGCAATCACCTTCACAACGCTCCGCGGCAGCTGCGAAAGATCGAGCACGCCACTCGTGAGCGTCAGCGGGTCGCTGCGTCTGGGTTGCAGCTCGCTGGTGAGGTCGATCATTGCGTCGTTGAGGTATCGCGTGAGCTTGTCGCGCCAGCTTTCCAGGGTTTGCGCGTCGGTTCCGCGGTCGAGCTGCAAAAGCGCGCCCGTGAGCAGTTCTTTGAGCGTCATGCATGCGTCCTCCCTTACGAAACCTTTTTGCCGCCGCTCTTTCGGTAAGCGCGTACCCTTGCTTCGCTCTCATAGCGCACCTGCGCGCTCTGCGCAATCAGCGTGGCGAGGCTCATGGGAACCTCCACCGGTTCACCTGTGCGAATGCGGAAAAAGTGGCCGTTGATGCCGCCTTCCCAGTGCGACTCTCCGCTCTCCGGCTGAATCGTAATGGTCATCTTGCCCTCTTTGGCAAGCGCCTTTCCGGTCTCGGTGGCGATGCTGTCGATCTGTGCCTCGGTCATATACTGCATGGTACTATCCTCCTGTTTTATTTTTTAAATTGGCTTGTACTGATTTGTTTGTTTTGCGTTCGGGGAGAGCGTCTCCGCCCCCCCCGAGTGTAACCTGGGTTTACAGGCTCACGCCGTGCTCGACGCGCACGATCCAGAGATTGTTGAGAATCTTCGCGGTGTAAGCGGCAACTTTTGCGCCAACGGTCGCGCGCTGATCCAGCGGGTCGCTTGCCCCGCCGCTGCCGACGGGCTTTACGATGGTCTGCAGGCAGCCTTCGCCGTCCACGTCGATGATGCCGTAGGCATCCGCGCCAAAGACGAGCGTTGCATGGATATCCGTGCCCTTTTTCGAGTCGGCATCGATCTTGCCAGCATCCTCGCTGTACACAGCCGTTCCGGCGGCAATCGCGCCGGAAACGGTCGCGCTGAGGGTGACCGTCTTTTCGGCAGCATCGGAAGAAGAGACGGTGTATTCGGTCGAGCCGATCTTGATCTTTGCTCCCGCGATGAGATACAGCGCGGCCGATTCCGGCATGTCGGCAAGCGCGACCACCGCGCTGCCCGCCGTGTGAGCGGATACCGTAGTATGCACGCTCTGGCTAAACACCTTTGCCTCGGTGCTCTCGACGAATACCACGCCAAAGAGCCTGCCGATTTCGCCGGAGTAGATCTGCTCCATGTCGGAATACTTGGACACGTCCTGCCAGAGCGCGTCGCTCTGAAGATCGTACGTCGCGTCCGGCGAGCAGATGCAGACAAAGTGCGGCTTGCGGACGTTGCCTTCGCTAATGTTGTTAAACATTCGCGCCTTCGCCTTTTTGAGCGAGCGCACGGCCTTGCGGATCTCGGTTACGGTGAGCTTGTCGCCCGCTTCGAGCGTGAGGCGGTTGGTCTTTCCGCTTGCATACTGGACGTTGGTGCCGGCGCACATCGCGTCGCGCGTGATCCATTCGACCACGGTGCCGAGCTGCTCGCCGAGCAGTTCCGTGCTCTCCGTGAGAACAGGGTCAAAGCTGGTGAGATCCAGCAAATCGCTGACCTCGACATACGCGCCGTACTGCTTGACCTCGGCCTCGATCTTGCTCTGCGCGAGGCTCTGGCCCGCCGGGGTCACGCCCTCTTCAAGCACGAGCGCGTTTGCGTCGGGCGTGAAGAGTTCGTAGCGGCGGAATTCCACGCGCTTGCCGCTGTTGCGCGGGATGCTGCGCTTCTGGCCATAGCTGGCGTGCACAAGGCGCGTCTTGGCGATTTCGAGCAGCGCGCGGTCATAAAACGTTTTGTTACTGAAAGTGGTCGCGGCTGTGTTGCCTGTGGTGTTGATGTTGCTCATATGATTCTCCTCCTCGATTTAGAGTCTGGTCTTGCCGCCGTCGCGGGCGGTCTTTTTCATCTGCTGCATGAGTGCGCGAAAGGCTTCGCTGCTCATGCCGCGATAATTGGTCGCAGCTGGCGCCGCGCTGCCGCCACGCGTGCTTCTAGGCAGCGAGCCTCGTTCACGAACGCGTGCGCTCACGCGTTCCATTGCGCGCTCCTCCGCCTGCAGCGCGCGCTGTTCGGCAGCATAGATGCGTATCCCCGCCTCCGCGCCGAACTCCTGCATCAGCTCCGCGAGCGCCGCGTCCTGCACCGCCGTCTCAAGGTCAAACCCCTCCGGCATCTTGCCTTCCGAAACCAGCGCAGAGATCTCGTTGACCAGCGCGTCAAATTCCGGGTCGTTCTCCGCGTTTCTTGCGGGATTGTTTGCGCTCGCGGCTTCCATCCGCTGCGCCATCGTGTTTTTCATGGGTTTCATACAATCCTCCCTTTTGCTGCCGCACCCTGCGGGAAATTTTGCTGTTGCTGCTTTGCGAGCGCTTCCGCCTTCTCGCTCTGTTCCTTGAGCTGCTTGAGCAGCTGCTCCTTGCCCTCGAACACCATGAGCTCCACCGCCTGCGCGGGGGACATGATGCCGCTTTGCAGCATACGCAGCGCCAGCTCGTTCTGGCTCATGGCGGAATACTTGGTCTCCTGCTGCGCCTTGACCGAGATGTAGAATTCGATCGGCAGCATGGCATTGCCCGGCGCGTGGCGCACGAGCATCGCGCTTTCAAACGTTGCCTCCTTCTGCTCGCCGTCAACGGTGATGTTCACGCGGCGTGTAAAGAAGTTGAATTCGCGCTCGACCTCGATCTCAAGCCGCACAGCATCGCGAAAGCTCTCGTGCAGGAGCCGCGCCAGCATACGCGCGCGCTTGTTGCTCATCTCCTGCATCGCGGCGATGGCGGAGGCAGCAGTCACGCCGCCTGTTGTCGTCCCGCGCGAAAAATCGTTAGCGCCGCTCTCCTGCTTGATGCCTTCGCGGATGCTGTCGATATAGCCGATGATGTAGGCGGGCAGCGGCGGCGTAGAGAACCAGGTGACGCCGCTGAGGCTCTCGCCCCGGTGCACCTCCCGGCTCCAGTCGCGCAGGTCCTCGGTGTCAAATCCGCTGGCCTCGGTGACGAGCAGCTTGTTGTGGCTCGCCATCAGCGCGTTTTTGAGCACGATCTGGTCGAGCTTGTCCGCGTAGCGCTGCTGCGTTTCAAACATGTCCACGAGGCCGAGGCCGAGGCAGGAGCCCTTGCGCACGAACATCGGCGTGATCACAAACGGGTACATCCCGTGCTCAAACAGCCCGTCGGGCTTCGTGTCCCTGCTGTCAGAGAGCACCTGATTGCCCGCAAACTGCGCCATGTGAACGCTCGATTGCTCCGTTTCCGCGTCGTACTCGCGCCACCAATATTCGAGGAAGAGCATCGCGCTGCCGCGGTCTGAGTGAATAATGCCGTCCTCCACCGCGTCCGGCGTACCGAACGCGTCCGCCGTGAGAAACGGTGCTACAGCGGAAAAACGGGATTGGATAAACTCGCGCGTCTTGAGCGAGATCTTGAACACCGCCCGGCTTTCCTGCGCGTCCGTCACGAGCGGATCAAAGAGAATACTCCTTGCGTCCACATGGCGGATAAACGCGCCGCCGAGACCCGCGTTGAGGGTATTGTCGTAGCCGACCTCCTGCACGCAGTAGCCGCCGACCAAGAGATCATGCACGAGCTTGCGGTATTCCTTGATGTAGCCGTCCGCGTCGTGGTTCTGGCGGATGATGGCCTCGATGACGCGCGCCACCTCGCTGTCCTTTGGGCTTTCGGGCAGGATCACCGCCTCCGGCACGCGATCCAGCAGCTCGGCTTTGATGTTCTCCACCGTGCTCTGTATGATCGGCGTGACAGGGCGCGGCTCGTTGCGATCGAGTTGCGGCACGTCGTGCCAATGGTCACCGCGATACATCCGTTCGCAGTTTTCCAGTCGCTGCCATTTGGAGATATACGCCCCGCGAAACTCGCGGAAGAGCCCATACGCTTTCTCGCAGAGCGCGCGCTTTGCCTGCCCTTGGTCTGTTCCTTTCCTATGAGATGTGTTCATGGTTGTGTCCTCCTTGGGGTTTTACCCGTTTACAGTCTGGTAAATCCGTCCGCATGCGGTTCGCCGGATGCAAACGGGTCATAAGCGCGCGCCTTCGTTTTCTTGGGCTCGCTTGCGGCGGATGGCCTCGACATCAGCCCGTAGCGCAGCGCTTCCGGCGCGTGATCCTCACAGCGGGAGCCGACGTCCTCAACGAAGTGTTCGTCGAAGGTCAGCGCGGGCAGCGTGCGGATCAAATTCTCGCAGGTGCGGAAGATCAGTAGTTTCGGCTGCCCGTCGTCCCCGCTGCTCAAGTATTCGCGGACGCGCTGCCAGCCGGGGATTCTGGCGTTGTCCGCACGGATGAGCGGTACGCCGCCGTGGGCGAATACCTCCGCGATGCTCATGCCGCCGATGTCCCCGCTGGCATTCATGCCGCGCGCTTGCCAAGCGTCCGGCGAGGCTGTGGTGTATGCGATTTTCTCTTCTCCCGTCAGTTGACGGATGCGCCGGGCTGTCTCGCTCGAGAGCACCTGACGCTCGTAATATTCGCGATACGCATACACCCGCCCGCCGGGCGATACGGCAAACCAGAGCACCGCGCAGGGGTCGTTGTAGCCCCAGTCCATGGCGCGAAATCTGCGCCAGGATTTCGGGATTTCAAACGGCTCGATCACGTGCCGTTCCCTCGAAAACTCGCCGAAGTACTGCCCCGCCAGCACGTCCCAGTCCCCGTCCAGGTGGGCGCGCCTCAGCGGCTCCGGCAGGTTTTCGAGGGTGATCACATAGGACTTGTCCCGCATCAGAACCGGATTGTCCGTCACGCGCGCCGGAATGAAAACGTAATCCTCCGAGCTCTCGCTCCCGCGATACCTGCGGTCGATGAAAAGTCGCTTCACCCAGCCGTGCCCCACGCCGCCGGGATTGCATGTGTAGTACATGCGCGGCGTGAAGTCCGTTCGCACCGAGCGGTTGCAGGTCGAGATGAACTGCATCTGGCTCTCGGTGAACTGGGTTGCTTCTTCCAGTCCGATCACGTCGTATTCCTGCCCCTGATAGCGGTATACGTCCTGCTCATTGTCGCAATAGCCAAGTTTGATGCGGCTGCAGTTCGGAAACGTAAATACGCGTTGCGTTTGGTTGTAGTCAACAAACCCTGATAATTCCGTCTGCATAGATCGCACATGGTTTTCATTCAGCTCCGATAGCGTCCTTCGGAGCAGCAGGAGTTGGAGGTTGTCATAGCGAAGGGCGAGCAACACGAGCTTTCTTCGCATGGCCCAGCTTTTACCGCCGCCGCGCGCACCGCCGTATGCGGTGTGCCGTGCCCTGCTTGCGAAAAATGCCCGCTGACGCGGATTTGGATACCCCTTTAGTTGGAATTCCACGTCACTCACCCCAGCCTTCCTTGTCCTCCAGCACGATTACGATCCTGTTTCCCTCCTCGTCCGGCGGCAGTTTTTCGCCGGTGCCGAGTTCTTCGAGCAGTTTCGCGGCAACGCTGTACTGGAGTTCCCCCAGCAGCGCGTGCTCGACGATGTAGCGCCCAATCCGACGGAGCGCATCGGCAAAGTGCCTGCTCTCCGCGCTGTCACCCCCTTTTCGTCCTTTCGCGAGAATCTCGCCCTGCGGTATGGCGAGGTGTTCGCTCAGGCCCGCCAGCGTATACGGCGTTTGCCGGATGGTCACGCCACCGTTTTTGAGGGTGACGCGCTCCGCCGTCGCATCGCATGCGGCAAAATACGCTTCGATTTTGTCCTTGAGGGTTTTTCGTTTGGCCGATTCCATTCGATCGTGCTCCTT